TTCGATACTCAAATCTTCGATAATAGCGTCAAAGTTATTGTTATTCATGGATTTTCTCTTTAAATTAAATAATAAACTCTTGACAGTCAAGAGTTATTTTTTGTCAGTTCCCTAATCCACTTACGCTTCTGTTTCTGCTTTGTTAAGTTCACCGATCTGAGCTTTTAGCTCAGACACCTCATCTTTTAAAACTTCAATAACTTCCAGTTCAGTCATGTTAACGACCTGACCATCATTAGAATCGGAAACAACATAAGCTTTTAGATTTGTCATAATTATCTCTTGGTTTTACTGTATTTTATCAAATTTAAAACAGTTTTAACTGTAATGGAGAATTATCTATTATTTCCTCTATCGGTTCATCTGGAAAATATTCTATAGGTTGGTCTAATCTGTTACAAGCTATTCGATAATATTCTAACTCTTTCTCGATACAGATATAATTTCTACCCAATTCTTTACAAGCTAATGCGGTAGTGCCAGAACCACAAAAAGGGTCTAAGACTGTCCCACCGGGGGGCAACCCTAGAGTTAAGAGATATTTCATTAATGCTAGTGGTTTTACCGTAGGATGAATATTGCCCTCACCGCGTTCGGATTTACTAGCTTTAGCGCAATAGAAGAAGCGGGCAGCGGAGCCTTCGCTAGATAGAGAATGCCCTGTTCTTTGAGTCAACCCACGCTGAAAATCTACTACTGTTTTGTCACGCTTTATAACGTGAGGTTTAACCTTGCCTGACTTCTGATAAGGAAACAACCCCACCACCTCCTCGCTGCCGTCGTGGATGAAGTTGGCGGGCCAGCGGCCTTCTGTGCGAACGGTTGGCGCTTTATCAAACTTGAGAACAAACTCGCCGCCATCTGTCTTTGCAAACCGCATTGGGTCGCCTTCAAGCGCACCGGGAACCCTGCACCCATCGATATTAATCCCCCCAGTTCCCCACTGTAGGACATTCTCCGCGACCGTTCCGGTGAGAGGTTTACGAGCCACAATGATCGGTTCAAAGGCTGGCTTTAGAGCAGTCCCCCAGCCTTCCCATTGTTTTGCTTCGGGTGTGGCGGCGACGCTACTCATGTATTCCCCGCCGGCAAAATCACCTGCCATGTTGTTACGAGTGCTTCCGCTTTTTCCCGCAACGCCAACAACCTCCCGATTTGCTCCGCGTACTTTTCCTGTACTGTTACACACATTACAGATAGATAAATCTTGCAATCGTTCCCACTCTTTGCGTGTCCCACCATAGTCTTGAGTTTTTTTAATCCACTCTTCCCATGACTCAAGTTCAGTGTTTTTACTAATACCATTACACGCAGGACATTCAACTACTGCAATTTTATCAATCGCCTTGCTCACATCCAGCGATTTCGGGAACCCCGACCCATAGACCCACATAATGGTATCTCTGATTTCCCAACCAGCGTCCTCGATCGCTACTGCCAATCGGTGAAAAGTACGAGTCCCACCAAAAGCAAATAGGTGCGCTCCTGGTTTAGCGACTCGTAAAGCTTCAATCCAAAACTGTACACTGGGTACACCATGATCCCAATTTTTCCCCATAAACGAAAGTCCATAAGGAGGATCGGTTAGGATTAAATCAATAGAACTATCAGGAATATTTTTTAAAACCTCAAAACAATCACCGTGAATAATTTGATTAATCATTTTGATTTATATTTAGTTTCTTAACAGGTTGTTTATTAGTTTCTTCATCGGTTAAATCAGAGCCAGTGTCTTCAACCTCCCCTCCTGATAGACCATCTATAGATTCACTCCATTCTGGCCACAGTATCCGATATTTATTTCTAGCATTTTCGGCATAAAAATCTAACCCTTTTCTGAGAATGATTTCTGTATCAATTATTTGTTTGATAGCACCGCTAAGAAGCTGACACCATCCGTATCTCATCCTAGAATAGCGACGATCAGGCGACCGGGATAACTCTTTAGTTCCCCCTTTTGATTCTAATCCTGGAAAGAAATAGGTCGGAAATCCAGGGATAATTAGCTTGTACCGGCATTGCAAAAGAGTATCAATTAGCCCTGTTAAATCAGCGTTAAAATTAGTCATTTTGCGAATATCTTGCCCAGGATAGCTGAGAATATGATCGGTTATAATGCCACTTTTTCTACGGATTCCTAAGTCTCGTTCGTAACTCTCAGACTGTTCTCTAGATACTCCTGGCATAATATGAAGAGTCGGAGAAACTCCTAAGTCATTAGATGCCCTAATCAAATTATCAAAAGCCTGTTTAACATCAGCCCAAGCATCTAAAGAAGCTAACCAAAGAGAGCGACCATAAAGAAAATCAGGCTCATGGCGAATATGACAGATTTTATAGGGTTCAAAAAAATAATCAGGGTCAGACTCCGAAACGTATTTTCTTTGCTCAAATCCAATTAATTCCCCTTGATCTGTTTCTTTTCTAAACATCTCAAAGGTAGGTAAATAAAGAGTCTTTGCTACACCAAAATCCTTAGACTTGTTAGCAGATAAACCCTCTCGTTCAATACCTAACTCTAGAAAACATTCTCCCTTCCCCAGTGCCCATCTTAAGGCTTTCTTGAGTCTATCCCCACCAATCATGTAGGTTGAAAAATTCTGCTTTCTTAACCTAATATCTTCTGCAATGGCAAATACTTCTGGGTTAACAGGAGTTTCTTCATCATCAAGGGTTTTGGCTACTACCCATCCCTGATCGTCTCCATCGTCAGATGCAAAGGTATCAGAAGCGGCCATGTCAAGGGCGTGGATCACTTCATAGCACCATTGATTAAGTTCGATTAATTCTCTTGATATTCTCGGATCACGGATAGGATTTTCCGTAATCTCCAAATCGTAGCGACGTGATACTGACACGATCCCCGGTGAGGTAAGGGATCGCTGAGAACCTCTTAATGTTTGATCATCCTTTTTCTTCTTTTTTGCCATTGGAACTGCCGTGTACTATTTCTATGATATAAGAAAACAGACCATTTTGTTAATGGTCTGTTTTAAATCACCCAAGGAGAAATCTAAATATTAAAAAAATCTATCAAATGTTCCATCGCTCCGCAAAACTCTTCTTTCGTCAATGTCATCATCGGAAAAAAATAAATCAGTAGTTAACGCGTTCATTAAAGCCTTAGCCGCAACATTAGATATTACAATTCCCACTTGTGAAGTTGCATCGACTATGTAATTATCTTCAATAGAGCAATGGGTGCTTGTAATAATATCGTAACAGTTAATAAATGCCGGATGACCTTTTACTGTTTCTAGTATTAACGGACGAAATTCTTTTCTCATGACAACCTCTGGCTTTAACTAAATATTACAGGTTACTTGTTGAATTGTCAAGATTTTAGATAAATCTTAAAGCCCTCTCATAATACCGTTTTCTTTCAGATAGTCCATTTGTACCACCGTTGACGCGACGGGTGACTTCTTCTACTGTTGCCCCACGGTCACACAGTTCGTTCATTTTGTTATTTTGCCACCAAAACCCAGAAGGTAAAAACAAATATCTTTCGCTAACATATCGCCACCCTTCCATAACACGCTGATCGCCTATATAGTTAGCAAATGCCTGATAATTGGCTTTGCCGGTCATTTGGAGAGCATCTACACCTCTGAACTTTTTGCCGTCACCAGGTCTGGTATTCCCTAAGTCTTTTCGTCCTTCATAATTTGAGCCGTCGTGGATTTCTACCATGTACCGTAATCCTGCTGATTCATGGGCTATTTGGCTTAAAAAATGTCGAACTCTTTGTACTGTGGTAATGTCAAATCTCTTAAGGCACTCATCTAATTTTTGAAACTGAAAATCAGTAATTTTATCGTTAAGCCTGTCAAACACACCCTCAACTTGATCCTTGTGGACTACAGGGGGATTGGGATCGTTAAAGTGACCAACAAAAGCGTACCAATTAAATTTACCCTCAATCGGGGGCTTTATTTCTAGCAAATAGTGATTTTTTTCTCTTTTGATAATCTGATTATAAATCACTTTTTGTCCAGTTTTAATTTGGATTGCTCTAAAGTCTTGGGGAAGACTTTCGGAGTTAGAATCCATTAAGTGTGATTTTAATATAGTGTTGCGATTTGCCGTTAGGGATTTCATGGTAATTTAGTTAGTAAAGTTGACAATTCTGTTAAGATTTATGTTCAAGTATTCCGATTCGTATATCAAGTTCTTCCTGTTTTTTGCGAAGTCCTTCTATTTGAGTAGAAATAGAAGAGAAAGTTTCTTGTTTGGCTTTAATAAGACTTATCTCTTTGTCAAGTTGCGCTGTTAATATAGTCAGTTTTTCTATTCCTGTTGATAGTCTTTCAACCATTTTCTCTAGCTTTTGCTCAAGAGACTCCATCTTCCTTGATGTTTTCTCAAAGGTTTCGTGGTCAAGTTCTTTAGCCTGTGATTTGGTATTTCTTGAAAACATACTAAGTAATGCTATTGCGATAGCAACGACAGTCCCAAGATCGTTAAAATTTATTTTTAAATCGTGATTCTCGACATAGGGGGGACGGCTTTGGTTAGCAACAGAAATATAATACATGGCAAAAGGGAAACATCAATAAAACTATTCTAGAGTTTTTACTGTCATTCATGAATTGAAATTAATTTTTTTAGAAAAACTTAACTTTGCTTTGGAGAGCTTAACAAAAAGTCATTCCCAGGCATGAAATTACCAAAACTGGGGATATTTCCAAAATTTATAGCATTATTCCAAGTGTTTTTACAAGTATTGTAAGTTTTGTCACAGCCAGCAGTAAGGATTACGCTATCGTGGGTAGCTACGGAACCAGATGCTTCAGTAAATAACTGAATTTGAGTTTTACCTCCAAATATTGAAACAGTTCGGTAAATTGCGTAAGTAGCTGATTTATTTGCTCCGTCTGTAAATGTGCATTTTCCCCAAGCAAGATTTTGGTATTCTCCCCACACCTCAAAGTCTCTCCGACTACTAACACCAGCAACCTGAGTCTCGTAAAATGGTACTTGTTTACGGCATCCTGAGTTATCACCGTTATCCTGTCCAAAGGCCCATCGGCAAAAAGGCGATGTTTTTTCATCTCTACTTTGCCTTAAATTAATACTAGAGCCAGTAAGATTTTCAAGTGTATAGCTTTCGCCACCAAGTGATTTAATTTCTCCCACATAACCTATTTGTATTTGCTCGTCTGGAATATCTAAAAGTGAATTAGGTAGGTTTCTCCAATCAACAATTGCTGTGATAATTCGAGCTTCTCTAAATCTATCAGAAAAAAGTAAATTTTCGTCAATATTATCACTAAAAGCACCTCTATATTCTTGATTATCCGATTGTATTCCCAATTGTTTTTCTATTGCAGTCGGATCAAGAGCTTGCTTTGCTCGAAATACTACCCCACCAATTTTTAAGTCTTGGGAAAAATTTGTATAACCGAGCTTTTCTCCGTTTGTAAGTTCAATTAAAACGCAATAACACAGCGTTAAAACAGGATTTGCGAAAGAATCGTCTAACCCTAAATCTTGTTGTACCCCCTCGGTAAATCTCCTGATCTGTAATTCTCCAAGTGAATAAATCTGTAAAGAGGATTGGTTCTGGTAGCTCAAAGAGACAGAGTTGAATCGGGATAAAATTGATAAACCGTTAACTAAATCAGGATAACGAAATGTCGCTCCTGAACCCTTGGCGCACAACCACAAGGCAATCAGATAATCAATATCTTTTTGAGATAAAGTTTTTCTTTGCTGTAAAGAGCTAATATCGGAAGGAGTATCTCTCCGAGAAAATCTTTTTCTTTCTCCACTAGATAAACTAATAGTATTTGTCTCAAATTCAGGAGAAATTGTACACCTTTTAGTTAAATTTAAATTAAAATCGTGATTTAAGTCCGAAGAAAAAACATCACTAGGTAGCAATGCAATTTCAGGCTCAATTCTTGATTCTCGTAAAATTAATTTTGGGATAGAAAAAATAGCGTTATCTCTATTTTTTGTAATAGGTTGATAATCTAGTTTGTCTTCTTCAAAATGACACAATACCTTAAAAGTGCCTTCCCAAGTTAATTTGGGGCTATTAGGAGGTGGATTGTTGAAAACTATTTTACCAGGAGCTACTATATATTCCGACGGTGGTATTTCTGTAGTTCCTTGATAGATTTTTAGGCTATCAATATCTGGATAAAGAATAGGTCTGTGATGAACGTTATTGCCGCAGGAATATTTTTTAATCAAAATAAATTCTGTATTTACTCCATTGTGTTCTGGGGAAAATATTCCTTCTGTGTTATCTTGATTAGCTAAATTAGTCATGGTGTTCTATCAAATCCTGAGTTGTTAAGATCAAAAGCGCAATAAGTAAACTGTCCATCTACCGTATCTACAGGCGCATACTATTAACAATAAAATTGCTTAGTTGGCAATAAATAAGAGGTGTAAATAGGCTTTTTTTTACTTGATAGTCAGAAAGGTCACGATAAAGAAAGTCTTTTTTTGATCCTTTCATTTCTTCATGAAAGTCGAGAATAGCATTTAAATCATCAGATTGTAACGTAGTTCGAGCAAGATTGAACACTCTAATAGGGCTAGACCATTCCACTATTCGTTGTTCTGCCCCTTCTGTGTTTTCTAGTAAAGAATTAGAAAACTGAATTTCTGTTTGATAGTCTTTATCTGGAATAATAGGAAATTCAGGAGTATTTACTGGGTAAGGATCATCAGGAAAATCAGTCTGATTAATGACACGAATAATGTCAATTACTGTAACATCATAAGCTAGTTTTTTGGGTTCGCTTACAGTGCCAGAATAAGTGTAGTTTTTACTGGTTCTCTCTAAGGGGATTATGTCAGCAATTGAACCAGTGTAACGAGAGTTGTACTGATCAGAAGGAATAGAAAAAATACTTACTTGTTGACCGTATTTGCTAACTATTTTCCAGAATTGACCAAATAGATTAATTCCACCAACAGTTTTCAATGTCGGTTCTTTGTCCCACGAAATTGATATACCAGTACGCCAAAATATAGGATTATCTTGACTTCCATCTAAGCTTTTTTCTCTAGCAGTTCCAAAAACGTGATAATAGATCATACTAAACTAACCCTGTAGCCCACACTCTCATTAATAAAGATTCGTTCCCTATTTTCGCCACGCATTTCCAAGTGTCTATATTAGAGCCATCAGGATCAATTCCTTTATTTGGTAATATTCCCCCCACAGGAATATCCAAAGAGCATTTTAAAAGATTCGGAACGTATCCAACGGCTTTATTAGGAGCTACATTATCTCTTAAATAAAATTCTGTTGCATTAGCTCCGGGGGTAGCGGTTTGACAAGAGACAAGATAATTGGCAATAGGATATGGAGTTGTTGCTGTTGGTAACACAAAGTTTTGCCTAGCACTCCCTCTCAATGATGGACGGCCGGCCGCTCTACTATTAGAATCTGGTCCGACTGTCCATAAAAAATAAGCATTCTGAACAAAATCCGATTGAGGAAACAAAGGGTTTCTTAGCCATCCGCAACTAAAAAAGGTATGCCGTTGCATATTATTATCAAGATAATTATCGTTGAAAATACTTAAACTGCGCGAATTCAAAACTGCCCAATAATAAGATGAAGGACGGTTAAAAATAAGAGTAAGCAAGTTAAGACAGTTAATTGCACAATATTGGGCATCCATCGTCGTCGTCGAAGGGTTTCCAGTAGTGCGACTTATTCCTAGATTGTTAAATCTGAATTTTGACGCAGTTACGGGCAAACTTAGTGATTCAAAACTAACTGGTAAAATTAAATGAAACCCTGTAGTGGCATCTGCGAGAGCGCAAGGTTGTCCAAAAAAACCATTTATCCAATTAGCGCATTGAATGCGTGTAAATCCCAAAGACTCTGGAGCCCAATCTAGATTATTAGTTGTCCAGCCATAATAAGAATTGCCGACGTTGTCATTGTTAATTAAGGGTAAGTTCATAGAGTGTAATTTTATAAAGAATGATCTTGTCCGTTAACGCCGAATTGAAAAGCGCTAAATGTAACAGAAAAATTATTATCCCAAGTACCTCCTTGATCATTACTATAAAAGGGACTATCACCAATCGACCAGCCAGGAAGCCCTGTTTGGTCGGGTGAGGTAGTAAAGCCCCAAAAATCTTGCCCACTACCCCCTGAAATCCCAGCAACTAACCAGTAGTCAGTATTAGCGGTTAATATTTGCGGATTAGTAATAGTAAAAATGTAATCCCTAGTAGTGTTAAGAGTGAAACTAGGGTTGGTAAAACTGGCTATCAAACTCCCGAGTCCTCCAGGGCTGTCTTTATAGAGCCTGACAAATAAATTGGGATTTGCAGTCAATTTTGCTAACCGAAGAGTGACCGAGTTAATAGTATAGCCATAACTGCCACTGCCAGTCGTAAAACTTGAACGTAGCCATTGATTATTATTTATCGAAAATCCTGAGTTAGTTGTTTGAGTTAAATTACTAACAAGATTTACGACCACCATTGTACCTGGCCAGTGCAACCATCTAGACATATTTTCTTCCTATAGTAAAAAATAAATGCTTAGGGTTATCAACAGCAGAAACAACAAGTTCTAACCTGTTTCCTACGCTAAGAAGATTCTCTGTTGTTACGGGAACAGTTAATCGAGTAGAAGTAATAGATAAATTATTCAATCCAGGAATATTTATTCCATTAATCCTAACCGATATAGTAGCTGTACCAGATTGAGTTACGGCACTAAAGCTTAGGATATTATACCCTTTTAATAAAGCGAAATCAAGAGGATAAGTTTGAACAACAGGAGATTCTATGTCCCCAGAATATTGTTCGGTATTATCATTAATACTATTAATTTGATTTTGGAGTTTGCCAAAAGCCTGTAAAATATTATCAGTAGCAGTTATTGCGCCACCAGTAGTTATATTTAAAGCCGTCAATGAAGTTGATAAAACTTTTGAGAAGAAACCGAAGAATCCTTTATTTCCTGATTCTTTCCCGTAGAAAGTATCATTACTAGGATTCCCTACAATTTCATCGGCTCTAGCCACTGTCCCGAACGATGATCCCCCGTAATCAACAATAAACATAACCCCTGCGACTGAGGTTTGCCAATCTATACCATTAAAAAATATTACTTCTCCAGAAACAGAAAAAACTGTTAGTCCAGTAAAAGGCTGCCAGAATTTCCAAGTTCCTGTAGGCAATCCATTCAAGCCAATTACGGGATAAGCTATCTGATTAGTTTTTCCCGCCCATGCCCCAGTAGCTCCTGCGGGGACAATATAGTAGCTATCTATACTTTGAGGAATTGGGGGTGTGGTAAGGGTATAGGAAAGAATAGGCGCGGAGCCTATAGAAATAAGTCTAAATAGCTCGTTAGCTATTTGTTCCTTGTATTCCTGGGAAGATGCCAGTAATAATCCATTAGAGCCGAATATTGTCCCAGACATCTCCAAATTCCTCTTTCATCTTGGCTTTTACCCAGTTATTGTTCTCGATTTTACAAAGACTTTTCAAGTAAGCCTCGTAATTATTCAAGTCATTTTCATTATAGTCTTTTTTGAAGATTGCGTGTAACTTCCAAGATTTAGGGGGCATCCAGTCTTTGCTTAGTCTAGGATTTTTAAATGTTTTGATCATCCATCCCCGGACACTTTCAATATGCTCACCTTTTTTGTAAGCTTCCTTGAGAGCGTACTTGTAGGCTAGGTATAATTCTCTATCTTTATCGTGAATTATAATCTCTAGTCTTTCGTTAGCGATTTGTTTCTTTTCTTTTGTTGGAAATTCATGTCCACAATGAGGACAAATACGAGCGGAAGCGTAGGTTATTTTATTGCAATTTTCGCACTCTTTAGTCGGAGCTTGTCCTTTTTGGGTATCAGAAGATGTAAAAAGCTTAGGATACTCTACATCCTCGATAAATCCATGCTCGGTTACGTTCCCCGCTTGATCCAAAATCAGACAATCAATCTTGTCTAACCAGCTACAAAGCCGTTGACCCCGACCAGTCATCTGAATATAAAGAGTTCTGCTCTTAGTTGGCCTAGCGTGAATAATGCAAGAAATTGCGGGCAAATTAAATCCAATTCCACAAGTATTAATATTTACAATCCCCCGCAATCTCAATTCAGCTACTTTTCTAAATATTTCTCTTCTTTCCTGCTCTGGTGTTTCGGCTGTGATAATGGCCGTGGGAACACCCCTCTCGTTAAATTCTGTACAGAGGCTTTTAGCGTGTTCTACACCCGCAGCAAAACAAACAAATTGTCTCCCTTGACCGAGCCTGCGATACTCGGAAACTGTTGATTTTACCGCCTCAAGACAACGAATCTCTAACTGACTAGCATCAAAATCACCGCCATTAATTTTTACTCCTTTAGTATTAATTTTATTTTTAGTTCCAAAATAAACACAACCGACAAGCGCGCCACGTTCGATCATTTCTTTTGGAGTGGGGCCAGTTATTTGAACCTCAAAAATATCTCCCAACTCTTCACGCTTCGATAACCGCCACGGGGTTGCTGTTAATCCAATTACAAGGCGATTATCTACTGGTAGGGTTTTCCCCGAAAAAAGGTGCTGTTGCTTACGAATTACTTCCCATGCCGAGTTTATTTCTTGTAAGATTTCTTTTGATTCAGCGTGAACTAGGCTAAGGTGCTTGCATTTTTCTTTAGCTTCCTCAAAAGTAATTTTGTAAGGCTCTATGTCTTCTCTTTCTACAGCGATACCTAATACTGCTAATTCGTCACGAATGTCTTTGATTGAGGTTGTTTGCTTACCGTTTTTAAGATTGGGAAAGCTATCTTTAAACCATTGGCAGTAAGCTGATAGATGAACTTCATCGGCTAGTATTACTTCGGGATTAAACCAAGT